TGTATTAGAATTACCAATGCCAGCTGCAAAAGTTTCAAAACCAGTTACCGCACCAGAAAGAGATACGGCACCCGTACCAGTTGTAGTGGTTGTTTCTTTTACACGATCATTAATGACTAATGCCATTTATACTCCTACGCTAATCTCAGTATAGCGTTACTTGCATCAGCTGTTGGAAACTGAATTGTAAATGTTCCGCTTGTAGATGTTTTATCTCCGCCAAAATCTAATATAGCAACTGCTTTGTTAGAATCAGAACTATTATAAATCATAGCTCCTCTTGCAGTAATAGTAGCTGACGTAAAAGATATGTCAGCAAAATCACAAATAGCAGTAGTACCTGAAGTTGTTGGCGTAACACTAGTCAATGTACCCCCACCAGACGAGTAAGAACCTGAATCAGATACCTCGTTAGATGTAGTAAAAGCAGTGGTTGAAGCACCTAAAGAAGCAGAACTTGTATACAATGCAATTTTAAAAGTATCACCCGATGAAGCAGTGAAATTGTGTGTGCCCTGAAGTAACTCTTGTTTGAAACTTGTGCAGACAGCTTGTGATATTGCCATGTTTATTCTCCTCTAGTATTTGTTTTAACAGATTGCATAGGAAACTTTAATTCTCCATGCGTGTACTCATCTCGTCTATGTCTACCGGTTTGTTCAACTATCAGCTCTTGCATAGCACGTTGATAAGATTGTTCATATAATTGCAGCATTTCAGCTGGACCCTTCAAAAACTTGAAGGCTTCTGCAAGACATCCATACAACAAAACCATAGGGGCGTTGTTGCCTAACCATGAGGTTGTATTACTACTAGACAGTCTTGTTGGTAATCTAGTAATTCCTAACTCCACGTTATACGCTGAATCCGGCGTAGGAGCAAGATAAATTGTGTTGTGATCCCACCATGACCAATACTTTGGTTGGCCTGTAGCAGTTCTGTCTGGCCAATATTCATTCATGTAACTTATATCACGATGCTCTAAAAAATCTCTTGTTGGTGTTCCTGATGCAGGAAATATATGTACAGTTCTTATTGTAGCAAGCGATGTAGGATCTGGTGATGTTCCACCAGGTAATGATAAAAAAGGATTACTCGCAACTAAGGTAACAGATTGATGTGATTTGAATACATCGAGATCTGCTTCTTTTAATATTCTATTTTCTGTATGCTCAATAAAATCGTTTGTAATTGTAGATGTCAATACATCAGTGCTAGTTTCTGTGTAGTCTAAAATTTGTTGTGTTAGTTCTGCGTATGTAGTCATTAGTTACTCAATGTTGTTGGACCAGAAGATGCTTGCCCTCCGCCCCCACTACCAGTTGTAGATGGTGCAGTTGTCACTGTAAAAGTGTAAATATCATCATCTGTTTTTGTTATACTAAATCCTGACGACACTTCTATTTCAGAAAGAGAAGCACCAAATAAATCACCTGACACAGTTCTAAATCTAACTGTATCGCCTGTAGATCTTTTGTGACCTGGCTCAAATACTGACACTGTTGTGCTAGATGCTGTAAATCTAAAAGGATTTAAAGGTAACAATCTTTCTGTTACATTTTCTTCTCTTGCTGGTCTTGGATACTGTAAAGATATTGCGTCAGGCATGTGCTTGTTAGGTCTGTCCTGTGGTGTTTTTGGTTCAAACTCACTTTTGTGTACACGTGCGCCGTTCCATTCTACAACCATTTCGTTGTATGGATATTCCATACCACTACGGTCAGAAATAAATTTTGCGTATTTTCCTGATGCGTAAGCCATCTATTAGCTCCAGGTATACTTGCCGCCCTTTTTAGCAGCGCCCATTCCTAGTTTAGTACCAGACACTTTACCATCTTGAGTTTGACCTTTGCCAGAAGTGGCTTGGGCTTTTACTCCTTCAAGTGTAATATCCTGTGCTTTACCTTTTGCTGGTGCAATACCTTTTGTAGTTACAGCAGCAGCCTCTACAGCAGTAGGTATATCGTTTTGACCTCTACCATAAGAACCTATCTTTTTATTAGATGCTTCTCTGGTGTTTGCTGTTTGAGTGTTATATCTTGGGTTACTCATTCGTCCTCCTTTTTACATTCACAGTTACCACATTGGCACTGTCCTCCGCAACATGAACCGCCATTACTACAATGACACTCATGATCACAATGTTTACATGTTGGCATATTTCCTCCTATGGTGTGTACGCCCGTGCTGGTTCAATTCTAAAAGAAACTCTTTCTCTATCGTTTTCGCTAGCACGCTTAAACTCTTCATCATACACCGCTTTTAAATTTGCACTTAACATTGGTGCTCTTTTTAAACTTATATAGTATGCCAAACCTGCAGTCAAACAAGGAAGAAAATAGAAAGGTACGTCAGCTTCATTAGTATAACTTCCTGCATCTTCTATTCTTGCAAGATAAAAATATTTGAATATATATGCTTTATCAGGGCTAGGATATAAAAACAAAGTCATATCGTTTGCTGGTCTACCACTAGCACTAGATCCCCCAGTTGTAACTGTGCCGGGAACTAAAGCAAATTGTGTAGGTCTTGCGTCTCCTGATGATGAGTTTTCTTTCTTACTTAAATTTATAAATTCAGTTCTAGATATCCTGTTAACAGCAACATCAGTTGTGCTACTATCACCTTCTAAATTAGAAGTTGCACCTGCTGTAGTTGTTACAACAGCGTCTACTATATCTATAACGTTTTGATCAATAGCATAGAAGTTTGTGCCTGCAGTTAATGTTTGTGTTGCATAAGTTATGCTCCACAAATTTAAACCACGGTTTGCCCATTCTGCTAACATCAGATTCATAGATCGTCTAGCTGTTTTTAAATCATAACCAGTACGAGTCTCTAATTGACATCTTTCAAATGCTTCTTCTATTATCTCTTCTATTGAGAGATTAAAGGTTTGTGTGCCTGAATAAGCCATCTAAACCTCTAATATATTTTTTGAAATTGTGCTACGACTGTGTAAACGTTACCAGAGTCAGCTGCACCTGGAACTACAAAGTTTACATCGCTTTGGTTACTGTTAGATGATTGATCTGCTGGTATGCCACCAAACTCTCTAAAATCCCAATACGCTGCACCTGTTAGTGCCAATATAGGAATATCTCCATCAGAATCTTCTTCGTCTAAACGCGCAAAAGAGTCACCTCCATCACCGCCTTGACATGAATACCATATTCTGTGTAATCCTAAATGTGCCACAGCTGTGCCATCGTTTCTAGCATTTAATGCTGAAACATCGCCAAATACTGTTGTGCTACCTGTTCCGTCTGATTGAACTACAATTTTAATAACAACTTGTTTGTCGTTTTCTTGTAGTATTGTTGGTCCTGTTACTGTGTCTGCCATGTTCCCTCCTTAATCAAGAACTGTGGGGCCGTAGCCCCACATTGTTAGTTTTACTGATCAGCAAACGCTGGTACAGTTGTTGATGTTACACTACCAAAAATTTGATAATTAGTTGTGTCTTTTCCAACAATAGTAATGTCAAATGCTTGTGGTACATTTACTTGAATACTACTGTTTGAGTTACCATCAGAAAATACAGAACTTATTGCATTACCATCTTGGTCATGAAAAGTTATTCCACCAATGTAAAAATTTGTGTTACCCGGAGTAAGGATGATCGCGTCAGTAGCATCAGCCGCTCCTCCTGCATATACAAATCTAAATACAGATCCAGCTATCGGTGCTGGTAGTGTGTATGTATTGTCTTGAGTTCCGTCTGGAACAAGTAAAATTCTTCCGCTATGAGTTGCGTTTGTAAGAGTTACATCTCCATCAGAAAGACTTACTGGTCCATCACCAAGTGTAGTTACTTCAGTAATAGCTCCAGTAGAAGCATTTTTACTTACAGTTTTTAATGTGCTTTCCGATCTAAGAGGACCGGAAAAAGTTGAATTAGACATTTTTACCTCGTAGTTTTTATCATACCGTCTCTACGAGCGTCTGCTAGGGCAGTCGGCATAATAAGTTTATCCTAGTCTTTGTGGGGGGCATGCCCCCCACGTTAATTAGTTTTATGCTCCCGGAGATCCGAAAATACCTCTGAAGTCAGAGAAACCAAAAGAGTATCTCTCTCTTGCTTTGTATTTTACGTTTCCAGTTTCAAAGTCACCTTCCATTTTAGTAGTGATAGGTGCTCTTTGGAACATCTTCATGCCATTTGGCGCATCGGTTTTAATGAAGAATGCATCAGTGTCAGTTAGGAAGTTATTCACTACATAACCTTCTGGTAGCATACCCATGCTTGCAATAGCATTTGTATCGTTGTCAGATGTTGCTGTTCTTAGATTTGATTTCATCAATCTTTCAGCTACGAACTGTAGTTGCACCGGTATAATCATTTTTCTACCGTTGAGAGCGATCTTTAGACCTCTGTCATCAGTTAATAATGAAATATCGATTAACGACTGCTCAAGTGAAGTTTCATTTAAGTCAGACGCAGTTGACAACTCATTTCTAATGTTTCCACCAGTTGACGGGTGTGCTGTAGAACATAGTTCTACTCCATCACCGCCAGTGAAAGACGAGTTAAACGCATTGTTTAATACGTTAGCCGCTTTTACTTGTTTGGTGTTACTCATTGAACGAGCAAGTGCTTTTGTGTAACGAGAGCTGATTCTGTCGTAAAGGTTATCCTCTACAGCTTCTTCAGTAATCGCGAAAGCAAGTGCTATAGTTTCGTGTGTGTAACGAGCAGTGAAAGACTCAGTAGCATCGTCAAAGTTAACTGACGTACCTTCTGGCTTTACCTGCGCAGAACCGAAACCGGATAACATTACTTCTTCTTCAAAAGCTCTGTCCGAAGTTTCTATATCATAGATAGCTTCGTGTTGATTTTCGTATCTGGCATATTC